ATATTACAGAGTACCGTGCTGAGCTTGAGCAGCTTTTGACGCAGTTGCCTATGGGCGGTAGTCAGTATCAAAAGTTTCTGCAAGATGATAGACTTGGCAGGCCAACTGTAGAGTTTGTGCCAATTGATGAGTTGATTCTGCCGTACGCGGCAACCAACTTTTATACATCGTCTCGAGTTACGCATCGGCAGCTAATTACTAAATACGAGTTTGAAAAGCGTGTAAAGTCTGGGTTGTACCGTGATATTTTTGTTTCCGACAAGCATGGGATGCCGGAGCAGACCGGCGCCACGCTTGCTAATGACAAAATTGAAGGCCGAGAAGAAAACGGCTATAATGAGGACGGTCTCAGAGCTATTCTTGAAGTACATACATGGAAAAGCTTTGATAGTGACAGCATAACGCAGGGCGACACCGCGCCGTACATTATTACAATTGACGAAGATACTGAGGAAGTTCTTGCTGTCTACCGTAATTGGGCTGAGGGCGACCCGCGACTTATAAAACTTGACTGGTTTGTAGAGTGGAAGTTTATTCCATGGCGTGGAGCATACGCCATCGGCCTGCCACATCTTATTGGCGGCCTTGCTGCAGCACTTACTGGCTCATTGCGTGCACTGCTTGACAGCGCGCACATTAATAATGCGGCCTCAATGCTAAAGCTTAAGAGCGGCCGTGTTGTTGGACAAAATACGCAAGTCAATATTACACAGATCACGGATATTGAAGCGCCTGCCGGGTGCGACGACATACGTAAGATTGCAATGCCGATGCCGTTCAATCCGCCGTCGCCAGTTCTGGCGCAGCTGATGGGCGACTTGTACGGTCTTTCAAAGGGCGTTATTGCAACAGCTGAGGAGAGCGTTGGCCAGGTAGGCGACCGTACGCCGGTAGGCACCACAATGGCGCTTATTGAAACTGGCAGCACTACCTATTCCGCGATCCACGCACGTCTGCATGAAAGTCAAAAAAAGGCTTTGCAGATTATTCAGCGTATCAATGCAAGCACCCTTGACGAGGAGCGTGTTCAACAAGAGCTTGGGGAGCAGTTGGTAACTCGCGAAGACTTTCTCCGTACAAGTGATGTTGTTCCTGTATCAGACCCAACAATTTTCTCTGAAGCACAACGCTTTGCGCAAGTTCAAGCACTGGTACAAATGTCGCAAGACCAGTCTGTACCGTGGAACAAACTTAACATTTATCGCCGTGCGCTGAAACAAATGCGCATTGAGGCGCCAGACGAACTGCTGATGCCTCAAAAAGATCCTATTACAGCAGACTTCCTTATAGAGAACCATAAAGCAATTCAAGGCTTTCCTTTGAAAGCAGCTGAGCAGCAGGACCACATGTCCCAAATTCAAGGGCACCTTGGCTTTGTAAGCTCGCCGCTGCAGCAAAGTAACCCACTGATACCACCTCAGGCGTTGATGGCTATTATTGCGCACATTGGCGAGCATATTCAAATGCTTCAGCAAGGTACCGTGCAGATGTTTGCCCAGCAAATTAGCATGATGCAGCCAGGCCTGCCGCAGGACGTTTTGTTGCTTACCGCCGCAGGGCATGCTGAGAGCCAACTTATGCAGCAACTACAGCCAGTATTGCAGCAAATTGCGCAAGTTCAACAAGCTATTCAAGCTAAAATGCCACCACCGCAGATGCCGCCAGAGGTTCAAGCAAGCTTGCAAATTGCCCAAATGGACACCCAGCGCAAAACGCAGTATGACCAAGCAATGATACAGCAAGGCATGCAAAAGCTTCAAATGCAGCAGCAAAATGACGTAGCAGCGCTTGCAGCTAAGCAGCAAGCAGATCAAGCTCAGCAGCAGCTAGAGCAAATGAAACTCATGTATGGTCGTGAAATTGATAATTTGAAAGCGCAAGTTCAGTTGATGGCTAACGCGCAAGACAACAAGCAGCGCCATGAGACGGAGGTTGAAAAGAATCACGAGGATAACTTTACAAAGCTTGTTATTGAGCGTGAAAAAATGCAGAACGAAACTTTGACTGGCTTGGCTAACTCTATATTTGGAGAAAAGCCTAAAGACAGTTCTGACTAACCTCGGCACAGAGCGCGTCGTACAATGTCCTTAGCTTTTAACAGGAGGCTATAATGGCTGCAATGAATCAACATAAGCGCATGGCAATGGGCCAAGCTGTACCACAGGGAAAAGGCAAAGTTCAGCTTGCTAAGGGCGGAATTTTTAAAGGCAAAGAAACCAAGGCTGAGGAAAAGGCTGAAGGCTGTGCCTGTGGCGGTATGAAGAAAGGACGCAAATAATGGCCATGTTCAAAGTAACTTGGGATGACGGGTCTACTGAGGTGCTGCAAAAGTCCGACTGCCACAGCGTAGAGCAGTTCATCAACAGTCGATTTGGTGCGGGCGTCAAGCCCACTGCTAAAGTTGAACTGTTGGAGCCTAAAGCCGAAGTAGTTCAAGAGCCAGCGGTAGAAGCTAAGCCAAAAGCTAAGGCAGCACCGAAGGCATGAATTCAGTAATTGTTGAGCTAATGCGTAAAGCGGAACTTGAGCAAAAAGAGCTGCTTTCCGCATTAGCCAATACACCTTTTGACAGCCTTTATCAAGTAGGGCGGACTCAAGGTAAGCTTGATGGTCTAAAGTTGGCTATGCAACTATTGCATGGCGTCATTGAAGACCAAGACAAATCTTAATGGAGAAATACCATGATCGCAGCATCAAAGCTTGTAGAAGCTTTTCCTGACGTAAAGCCCGGTGTAGTGGCATTGGGTGCACGCGTGCTAGTGCAGCTCCGTACAGTCCGTGCTAAAACTGTTTCTGGTCTTATTCTTGCCAGCGATACCAAAGATTTTAACAAAGCCAATACGCAGCTTGGTAAAGTGATCCAGCTCGGCAATATTGCTTTTAAAAATCGCAATACCGCCGAGGTGTGGCCTGAAGGCGCCTGGGCTGCTGTAGGCGACTACGTGCGCATTCCTAAGTGGGGTGGCGATCGTTTTGAGCGCAAGATCCCCGGTACAGAGGACACTGCCATCTTTTGCATATTTTCGGACCATGAACTTATTGCAAAAGTTGATGCCGAAGCATTCGAAGAGCTGGACGAAATTCTCTAAGAGGTGAATAATGTCTGACAAAGATATTGAGCAGGAAATCCAGGCCAAGGGCGCCAACGTGGCACCGCGCATCACTCCGGCGGACATCGAGGCGAACATCGCCAGCGAGGGCTACTTCACGGCTGCTGACGCTACACGGGGCGCAACTATGGGACAGGTGGCTGAAGTAGCCCACGAGGTCAATCGTGCTTATTGCCAAGCTCTCGGGGATAGCAGTCAGCCCGCATGGGATGACGCGCCGGAATGGCAACGTGCCTCTGCACGCATGGGTGTTGACCTACACACGATGGGCAACTTCGGTCCAGAAGCCTCGCACATCAGTTGGATGAAGCAGAAACTCGGCGATGGCTGGAAATACGGCCCGGTCAAGGACGCTGAGAAAAAAGAGCATCCCTGTCTTGTTCCGTTTGAGCAACTGCCGAAGGAGCAGCAAGCCAAGGACTATTTGTTCCGTGGTGTGGTCCATGCGACGAACAAGGTATTCGGAGGCGCACCCCAGCTCGAAACGCTCAGCCTCCTGACCTTTTGCGTGCTGGTCTTACGCAACGGCTTCACCGTCACCGGCGAATCGGCCTGCGCCAGCCCGGAAAACTTCGACGCCGAGATCGGCCGCAAAATCGCCCGGGAGAATGCAGTGGCGAAGGTGTGGCCGCTGATGGGCTACGAATTGCGTAGCAAACTACATGAAGGGATCAAAAATGTCTGACAAAGATATTGAGTTTGACGAAAATAACAACATTGTTGAGACTTCTGAAGAGGAGCTTGACAACGAGCAGCTTGACGATGAGCACGAGGATTCAGAAGACGAGCGCGGTGCTGAGGAGCATGACTCTGAAGAGCAAAGCGAGCAGGCGGAAGGCAATGAAGAGCCGTCTGAGCGAGAGTCTATTGCAGCTCGCCGTCGTGAGGAGCGCCGTCGTAAAAAAGAGGCGCAGCGAGAGCGTGAAGCTACACTGCGCCGCGAACTGGCTGCCCGCGATACTGTAATCAATGAGCTGCGCGCTCGCCAAGACGCTTTTGAGCGCCGCAATATGGGCAATGACCTTGCTCAGCTTGAGAATACCAAGCGCCAAGTAGCCCAGGCATATAATTACTATAAGGATCAAATTCGTGTAGCCACGGAATCCGGAAATGGTGCAGCAGTAGCAGACGCTACTGAAAAGATGCTTCAAGCACAGCGTAAATTTGACGAAGTTACGCAGTATGAGAACGCGTTCAAGCGTCAACAAGCAGCACCACAGCCGCTTGATCCGCGTCTTGCCAGCCATGCTCAAAACTGGATGCAGCGTAACAAGTGGTATGATGCAACTGGAAAAGACCCAGACTCGCGCATTACACTGACTATTGACCAGCAGCTGGTAGAGGAGGGCTGGGACCCTACTACTGAAGACTATTGGAAAGAGCTGAGCGCGCGGGTAAAAAAGTATCTGCCCCATCGTGTCGGAAGTAGTAAAATTTCTTCACAAGGTAAGCCGCGGTCTACTGTTGCTGGTTCAGGACGCGAAAGCTCTGTTACGGCTAAAGGTACCTACAGACTGTCACCTGAGCGTGTAAATGCTCTGAAGGAGGCTGGTCTGTGGGACGACCCTACAAAGCGGTCGGAAGCAATTAAGCGTTTTCGTGACTACGACAAACAAAACCAAGGCTGAGGCGATTAGAGATGAGCGATAACACCAAAACTGACGAGCGCCTTGTTAAGGCAGCGGATACCGTTACGCGTCAAGATCGCAGTGCTGCAGACGCTGAGCGTACTCAGCAGGACGGGACGGCCTACACTACTGAAGAACGCCGTAAGTTGGCGCGTTCTGAGTGGATGCAGGAAGTTCTGCCAACACCACCAAAAGTGCCTGGCTGGCATTACTGCTGGCTGTCCACTACCAATACTTCGGATCCAATTTACAAGCGGCTGCAGCGCGGCTACGAGCTTGTGAAGTATACCGAAGTTCCTGGTTTTGGCCAGTTCAAGGCTACTTCTGGTGAGTTTGAGGGTTGTGTTGCGTGCAATGAAATGATCCTTGCCAAAATTCCGCAAGAGCTCTATCAGGAATATATGACGTATTTCCACCATGAGCTTCCTATGGATGAGGAGGAAATGCTGCGCAACAATGCTCTCACAAGCGACCAAGATAGCAATGGGCGCGAACTTGGCCAAGTTGAAGGCGAAGGTTTCAAATCGCTTGGCCGCCGTGTCCGTACACCTCATTTTAGTTAAGGATTAAGCCATGGCACTTACCGCCTCTCCTTTTGGCTTTGTTCTGCGTAAGCACCCTACGGGTCAATCGCGGGCAAACGCCTACACAATCGCCGCCACCTACAACACGGCTATTGGCTACGGAGACCCCGTTGCCTTGAACACAGATGGCACTTTGAACATTGGCACTGCTGGTTCCGACGTCATTGGCGTCTTTGCGGGCGTGCATTACAAAGACGCCACCGGCAAGCCCAACTATGCCAAAAACTGGCCAGGTGCTACTACTGGCGCCACAGACATTGTGGCTTACGTTTATGACGACGCTGACAACATCTATGAAGTTCAGGTCGCCTCTGGCGGTTCTGGCTACGTGCAAACAGCCATTGGCGCGCAAGCCAACTTTGTTACTAGCGCGCCCAATACTGCCACGGGCCAGTCGACTTCGGCCCTTAACGCCACACTGACTGCCGCTGCCTCGCAAGGTAACTTCCGCATTGTGGGCTTTGGTCCGGATGGCGTCTACAACGCCACCACAAACCCGTTCCCGACTGTGCTGGTGCAGCTTGCCACGCATCAGTACGTGGCTAACAAGACTGCCATCTAAGGAGACTGAGTCATGGCTGGTGTAATTATGCGCAGTACTCAGTTTCGGTCCATCGTTGAGCCGATCCTGAACCAAGCGTTCGATGGTGTCTATAACCAACGAACTGACGAATACAAGCAAGTTTTTGCTGAAGAAACCGGCACCCCGCGTGCTTATCACGAAGAAGTGGTGATGTACGGCTTTGGTGCAGCCCCGAAGCTGCCTGACGGCCAACCTATCACTTACGACGAAGGCGGCCAACTCTACGTTCAGCGTTATACCTACGACGTTTATGGTCTGGCGTTTGCACTGACTAAAGTGCTTGTTGAAGATGGTGACCACATTCGTGTTGGCTCGACCTACTCTAAGCACCTTGCCCAGGCTATGGACGAGACGCTGGAGACTGTTACCTGTAACCACCTGAACCGTGCGTTCACCTCTGGCTACAACGGTGGCGACGGTGTTTCGCTGGTCAGCGATAGTCACCCTGTCATTACAGGTACCCAGTCCAACGTGCTTACCTCTGCCGCTCTGTCGCAGACTTCTCTGGAACAAGCTCTGATCCAGATTCGTCAAGCACAGGATAGCCGTGGTAAGAAGATCCGCCTGACTCCGAAGAAGCTGGTTGTTCACCCGTCCAACATGCTCCAGGCTGAAGTTCTACTGAAGAGTGTGCTGCGTGCTGGCACCAACAACAACGACCTGAACCCCATCAAGTCGTCCAGCTCGCTGATGGACTCCGCTGTGGTTCTCTCCCGTCTTACCTCGCCGACCGCTTGGTTTGTTCAAACCGACGCTCGCGATGGCCTCAAGGTTCTGTGGCGTCGTAAGCTGGAAAAGGCCATGGAAGGCGACTTTGAGACCGACTCGGTTCGCTATAAGTCCACCATGCGTTTCGGTTCGGGCTGGACTGATTGGCGTAACCTGTACGGCAACGCTGGCGTTTGACCAACGTAACTGACTAAAGACAAGGCCGGAAGGGTAACTCGCCCTCCGGCCTTTTTGCTAAATAATTTAAGGAGCATCACACAAATGGCAACTACCTACGGCGGTTACGCTTTCAAAACTGGCAGCACTCCCTCTGAAACTGCTGACGCGGGTTTTGCAGTGCTGGCGCAGCAAGTTGTTTTGCAAGCCAATGGTACAGGCGCAAGCGCCAACGTGGACGCGGTTGAGTACCTTCCGCCAGGGTCGCAAATTCTGAGTATTGCCATCGATACTACTGTTGCCCACACCAGTACCACGGCAGCACTTACCGTGGGCAGCACGGTAGGCGGC